ATGCCGTTAAGCTGGCAAAGACGGAGAAGAGAAAGGCGACAGCTAGAAGGAAGGCAGCAGAGAAGCGCGGCAACGAGCTTCTAGGCAGAACCCCCGCCGCACCGAGAGCCCCAACACCACCAAAACCCCCCACCAGCGGCGGCCCCGTGCGCAAGCCGGCAACTGAATTCTTCTAGGCTGTAAGCAATGCCAACAGGATTTGAGATATTCGACCAGATGCGGGACTCCGGTTATACGGGTGCCGAGGCGAAGGCTGCCATCATTGAGCACCTGGGGTTCACTCCGACAAAAGAGGAGATGTCGCTCTCCAAGGAGAAGCTCAATGAGATGAAGGCCGAGAGGGCGACAATCAAGAAGGCATACGAGAGGGGGCCGTCAATCTTCAACCCTCCTGAGCCGTTTGACTTTGTTGAAGACGTTCTAAGCCCGGTTGCCGAAGTCGCAGCCAAGGGCGTTGGGATGGTGGCCGGGACGCAAGACCTTGTGCTGCCACCCAAGAAGGGCGCAGCCGTTGACCCGCTCAGGGAGATGGCGAAGTCTTTCTCTCGTACCAAGGCGGAACTGGAGGGGCAAAGGCTTGCCCGACTACCCGAAGACTTCACTGACAACTGGCGCAAGTCTGTTGCCCAACTGTCAGAGGGAACCCTGGCGCTGGGCGCCCAGCTTCTCGACATCGGTGAGAAAGACGAGGGGTTTTTAGAGGGCGTCGGACGGGCGTATGAGGAGGGCACAAAGATGCCCGGTGAGTTGCTGGTAGGCGCCGCAGCCTTCACGGCGCACATGGTACAGCACCCACTCGACACGTTCCGCACCCACCCAGCCGAGGCATTACTGACCGTGATGCCGATGATTCCTGCGATTGCGAAGGCGGCCAAGAGGGGTCACGTCGGAGCAATCAGAGCCCTCAAGGAGATGGAGTCCAAGGGCGTCATCAGGGGCACCGCAGCCAAGGTCACACGCAAGGCTCTCGAAGTTCCCCAGCAGATTGCAGACATACCCATCGGGCCGCTGAAGAAGCGTGCCCCCGTTGTCGAGGTCATGGCAGAGACTGGACCCGTTCTGTCTGGTGGTGCCAAGGCTCTCACCTTCGGGGACTTGCTGAAGTCTTCGCTCAAGGGTGCCGAAGTCGGGCTCATGGTGGACGAGGCCGCCATTGCGGCTGCACTTGCCCCAGCCGTCAAGACCCTTGGGGCGGTGGCGCGGAACAGGGGCGTCAACACGTCCACCCTAAGACGCCTGTTTACAGATGTGGCTGCCGTCGACAACGCCAGGGCAGAAGCCCTGCTCAGGAACGCAATCCTGGAGCCCGACCTGTTTACTAAAGATCTGGTAAGGCTTGCTGACGAGCTGCCTGAGCTTTTCGATTTGATTGACTCAAGGGTTCGCATCGGGGCACCAGAGCCAAAGAGGGTTGGGTCCGTTGACATCGAGTACGGTTCTGGCATGGTGGACAAGGCTCTAGCCGCACAACAAGAGGGGATGAAAGCAAGGCTGAAGGCAACCGGTGTGCGCCCAATGGTCGCCAGAATGCCGCCAGAGGTCGTCAAGGTTCTCGAAAAGATGGAGGTTGTTTTAAAGCGCGGTCAGGCGCCATCCAGAAAGGGTGCCCCAAGGGGGGCGCAGATTGACCTGACGAGCCGATACCTTACCCAGATTCAAGAGATTCTTACCGGCGACTCTATTGCGCTCCTTAATGACAGCAAGGTCTATGACGCGGTCTTGGCAAAGCTTGTCAGATTTGGCGATAGGCCCAAGGGGGCTGGAGAAAAGCTTCGCTATGCAATGAAGCAGTGGGACGAAGGGCGCCAGCCGATAGTTGTGATCAGGCTAAAGGGCGCAGACGGCAAGTGGAAAGACTGGCGCTTAGAAAGCCTCATCCAGAAGGCGGTCGCGGAGTCGCCCGGTGCTCAAAAGAGCGTGCTCAACAGGGCTGTTGCGCTTATCGCCAGGGAGGAGACTCGAAACCACAGGGCGAGAATTGTTGCAGACACCGCGAACCCACTGCTGGGCCTGTACCATGAGGGTTGGGTTAAGCCCGAAGGCGGCAAGAAGGGCTTTGCCCGTATGGTTGCCGAGAAGCCAGCCCTTTTCCACGACATCTGGGCGAAGGCATACGAGTTGGAGAAGGGCCTCGTTGATGGTGCCCCCGTCATGTTCATGCCATTCAAAGACATGCCGCCATCCAAGCTCAGGTCACAGCTTGACGCAAACATTGACGGGGTTGTCGCCAGGATTATCGAGGACCACCCCACCCTTTCTCCCAAGAAGGTGGCGCGAGAGGTTGAGGCACTGTCAGACAGGTTCTTTAAGTTCAAAAAGGTTGATGAACTTGGGGGTCACCTGGACCCCAGGGTGCATGGGGCGTTCAAGCTGATAGATGACTCTGAGAGCTTCAGAAACGACATCAGCAAAACCTTCAGAGGCAACGCAAGCAAGTGGACCACCAGGATGAAAAAGAACCTGACGGTTTACAACATCTCGTCGGGCATCAACAACATCACCGCCAACCTTCTCATCCAGAGCATATCCAGGGGCAGGCCGCTCCCCGCCGTCATCGCAGACCTTGCCGCTGCGGGCATGGAGCACAGGGCGTACAAAGCCAAGACACTTACGGACCCCACGGCGAACCGCATGTACAGGTCCATCGAGAAGACGGGTGCGCTGGACAGCGACATGATTGCTGTCGAAACCCTCCTCTACAAGGGGGACAAGGGCGGCAGGCTCGGCAAGGCGAAGGACAAACTGGCGAAGGCTTTCGAGGGGTTCTATCGCCAGGGTGACGCACTCCCCAAGCTCGAAGAGTCTGTAAGAACATACAAGAGGGTGATGTCTGAACTGGACACCCTGAAGCCCGGTGAGTCGGCCAGCATCATGGTCGACAGCAACACCGTCATCCCCATCAGGAGGGGGCCTGACGGCCAGTTCTACCGCAAGGGTCAGAAGCGTCCGATGACACCCGACGAACTCTCGGACATCGTGGGCCGTGGGGCAACGATGGCGGCAGAGAACAAGTTCTTCAACTACGGGGACACGGGTGCCATAGTCCGGTGGCTCAGGTCTACCCCGCTGACTATCTTCTCGCCGTTCTATACCTGGTTCAGCAAGGCTCTGGCAGGTAGGCGCGGCGGTCTCGTCGGCAACGTGCTGAAGGGGGAATTCTCGCCCATCGTCTACACCGACAGCGCAGCAATAATCGGTCGCCAACTGGCAGACGCAACAGCGCAGTCCAGCAGGCGGGCCGTCTTCAGCCAGGCGGGGAACATCGAGGACCGTGCAATCAAGGATTCTCTTCGCCCAGTGGCATCCTTCTACGGCCAGGATGCGTCCGCCATGTGGCTTGGGGAGCAGGACAAGGAGGGTGGCATCCCCGTCAAAGACCTCAAGTATGTGGAGTTCTCTAGCCCGTTCGACATCGGGATGCGTGCCTCCACGGGCCTCTTAGCCCTGGCGAGGGGTGACACTGACGCCAAGGAACTGTTGCGGCTACAGACCGAGGGCAAGACCCCCGAAGACAAGCGGCGCCTCGCGCTCGCCATCAAGCAGGTAAGGGGCGAGCGTCTCAACTGGAAGGATACGATGGAGCTTGCCGCACTGGCCGGCAACCCGGCACTGGAATTGGTGGCCGCTCTCCAGGCCGACATGAAAGACAAGTACGGGTACAAGCGCACATACGACGAGATTATAGCCAAGTTTGGTGCCGCCTTTGTCGGTGGCACCCTATCCAAAGCAGTGCAGACCGCCATGGCCGTTGGTACTGAGGAGGGGATGCTCGGACCCATCCCCACCGGGGTCAGCCCAGACCCCGCGAGGAAAGAGACGGCGATGAGGTTCGCGGTTCGTAGGATGATCGGTGTCCTACCAAGGCCCATGCGCCTCTTCTCCAAGAGGAAGTCTACGGTCAAGGCGACAAAGTCAGGCATCAAGATGGGCAAGTCCAAGATTGCAGAGAAGGGGTCTGCTGACTGGTATCTCGAAAACCTTGAGAAGAACCTGAAGAAGGGAACCTCTGGTGCCCTCAGGTTGCTCGCCAAAAAGCTTAAGAAGTTCAAGACCCCAGAGAAGGACGCCCAGGCGCGTGATGCCTTGATAGAGGCTAAGGACTGGGATAAGGTTATCAAGAGAGAGGTTGCCCGCGAGAGGGCCAACCTGAAGCACACCGAAGACCTCCTCCAAAAGCGGTCAAAGAGAGCACAATAACCACAACACTTTTAAGGAGTGGTCATGGCAGCAGGAATTACAGCCCGTCAATACACGAACAACGCAGTCTTCACCGAGAAGACGAAGATGGTGGCGGTCCCCCTCATTGGGGGCGGGGCCGCGCAGGACCTGGTTGCCATCGCCGTGACTGCGATGGGAGGGTCGCTTCCGTCTTCAATTCTGCTCAGCAATAGTTCTGGGGCAACCATCTTCGTGAAGCCGTCCTCCATGTCTGGCGCCGGGTCCGCCGGGTTGGGCATTGCAATCTCCAGCATGGGTTCCATGTTCTTCCCCATAACGGGCGTTCCCACTGACGGCATTTATGTCGAGAATGCTGGTGACTGCTTCGCCATCTGTTTTGAGTAGGGGGTAACATGAGCAATCTACTCAGCACATACACAAACTCAGGGCCAGTTGCTGGTGGTGGGGGTGGCGGAGGAAACACGACCACGGTCGTGGAGACCGCGCCGTACACCTTTGGCTTCGCGTCAGTCACAGCGTCGGCGGGAACCGAGACCCTCGTAGGCGTCTCCATCCCGGCGGCCTCGACCCTTCTGAGCATCGACTTTACCATAGTCACCCCGTTCTCATACGTCGCCTGGGGTGCTACGAACTACGTCCAAACACCGCTTCTCATCAGCACAGACAGCCAGTACTCGGCGCCGCTGGTTTCGGGCTGGTACCTTTCTCCATGGGCCAGCGTCGAACCCATCGCCAACGAGTCCTTCAACGTTGGCGTTCAGAACTCAACGGTCGCAAGGCCACGGATAGGGTTGTCCCAGGTCATAGGCGCAGGTGCCGCAGTGCCCATCGCTGAGTGGGTTGGGTGGAATCAGTTCGTTGGGGGTGGCGGGTCCAATGAGCTGACCGCAGGCGAGATTGAGATTACCTTCACCTATATGACCATCGTTTAGGGGGTCCTGATGTTACCAGGCCGATACTACGTCACCGACTCCATTCATTACCCCGCGTTCGTCATCAGGGGGTTGCAGCCTCCAGGCGTCCTCATCATGTACTTCACAGAGGCATCGACGCCCCGCACTGCTGCGAGACGGGACGACACGCCAGGTCCTGGTGTCTTTGTCGAGGGGTTGACCGAGCCTGGGGTTGAGTTGTTCATCCAGCCAGTCCCAGCCAACAACTGGTCCATGGACAACACCAAGGCCGAGCTTACTGCAGCAGCGGAAAGTCTCGGCATCAGTGTCGTCGGTTCATGGTCAAAGGCGAGGATTCTCGAAGCCATCAACGGGGTTTAGTCAAACGCGCCGATATCCGAATGCTGCGGCGTTTGGCCATACCCAGATAACTGCAGCCCGTCATGTCTGAAGAGCGGGAGCACAGCGCGATGGCGAGGCCCATCTTCGTGAGCCCCCTTACGTCGACTCGACACACCTCCACCCCGTTCTCTGCCTCGCCGTCTTCGTTCACTATCCGCGCCTCCTTTCGGGCGTGGTCCATGGCTTCGCGCTTCAGCGCAAAGGCTTTCATGTCCCACATGCCGTACTGGAGGTTCCTTGATAGCACCGTGTAAAATCTCATCTGTCTATCTCCGTTTCGGTTGGTTAAATTCTGATGCCCCCAAGGTGTCGCGGGTCGGCTAGCATTCTCTCTCCGTAAAGAGCGAGCAGTCCCGCGTCTGCGAGTCCGTCGTGAGGCTTCCGGTGCCTCCCCGGCGTCAGGTTCAGGGCAGGCAGGAGTTCCTTCACCCTGGAGATGGCTCTCTCTTTCCCTTTGAGAGGGTCCACGTCTTCGTCGTCAGTCTTTTCGAGCATGACCTTCATCCAGTCTGCAGGTCTCGGCGTTGCCATCGCCAGGCGCAGCGTTGAAATCATTCCGTAGAGTTGCCCGTATCTAAAGCCTGTCGTGAAGGTCGATGAGACCCCTTGCCTGGGAAAGGCCTGCTGACGTTCGAGCACCACGAGGGCGACGTCTAGCTCACTGAGCCAGTCGATGACTTCTGCATCGACCAGCATGGCCCCACTGAACGGCATCATGAGGGAGGCGATAAACTCGCCCCCCTCCACAGCCACAAGGGCGCCCCGCATTCCGGGGTCAATCCCCACAACCAGGCTGCTCAAAAGGGCACGGGGTCAGCGTTCTTGGGGTTGCCCCAATCACTGGCCTTCGTGTCCTGGTGTTGCGGCTGAGCGCCGCTGTTTGCATCGTCTGCCCAGTCGATGATGTCGACGGTGTCTGCATTGATGGTCAGGTCCAGGCCAGGGTCGCCGTTCTGCTTGCGAAAGATCTTGGGAGTTGCCATGCGCCCGATGACGAGCACCCTGCACCCCTTTCCAATCTTCCCGTTGAGACCTTCGGCCCGCTTCCCCCAGAGTGAGAAGCGCCACCAGGTTGTTTCCTCGCGCCCGCTCCTAACGGCAACGCGCCCCTCAAGTACAACACCCTTGCCGGTGTCCTTCATTTCAGGGTCGCCACCAAGGCGCCCCATGATTACTGCTTGCTGGCTCATGCTGTCTCCTTCTTGAACATGTTCTGGTTTTCGACGATGTACGCCTTCAGTCCGATGATGTCATGGTCGGGAAGGTCTCTTACCCCCCTCCCTTGCTTCGTTTGCTGCGAGAACTCGTCAACCATCTTGTGGCAGAGTCCCAATTCAGAACACGTCTCCCGCAGGTCGTTTCTGATGACCGATGGTTCATCTTCTGCTTGCCCCTCTGGTGCCCCCGAATCCTCGACGGGTGCAGGCGGCGCCACTGGTGCAGGTCTCCGCGCAATCCTCGATGCGGCTTCCCCATCGTCGTCGTCGGACACCATGCCCAGGGCAGACTGCAACCCATAGCGCCGACTGTAGGTTATGGCTGACCCTTGCGCCTGGGGGTCTTCAGTCTTACCCCGTGGCACCACGTAGGGCACCATCTGGCTGATGAATTGTGCGCTCGCACCATGGATGATGGTGGTCTCCATTGCCAGCCCGCCAAGGCCCTCGACCACGCCTTGCGTATACATCAGTCCATGCTTCGCCAGCACCGGCCTTGATGCCGCATCGACCGACGGCAGGTCTGCGTACCTGCTTTTATAGTGTGGGTTCCTGCCCGTCTTAAAGGCCACGCCCATCTCCTCATAAGCTGAAGCCATCGCAGGCATGATTTGGTCTGTCTTTTCTGAGAGTTTCATGCTGACACCTCCTCTGTCTCTTCTGGTTTCTCTTCACGTTCTTTCACGAGCATCACGGTGAAGGCTCCGCCTTCGCTCATGTACTCGTCTTCGGCGATGCCTGCCGCTTCCAGCAGTTCCTTCGCCCTCTTCTGGTTCAGCCGCGACGGACCTTTACGGTCACTGATGGTGACCGACAGGGTGTCATCGTAGGCTCGCTTGACTGGACCCATGACCAGCTTCAGCTTGTTCTCATTGAGTTGAAGTTCTGCCTTGAGCGCCTTGATGGACGTCTTTATCTCCACGGTCTTTCTGCCGAGGGCCGCGACGTTCTCACACATCGGCATGTCCCCCTCGCGCCTACCAACGCGCAGGTCCAAAGCCCGACCGCATTCTCTGGTGTCGTCCACAGGCGGGGGCGTGTCCCCGATTACGTGCTTTTCGTACCAGGCTTCGAGCTTCGGCACAGTTACCCGCCCGTAGCTGGGCTCGATGCCCACATGCCTGATTTGAAGCTCCGCAACCCCACTCTCCACCAGTTCCCGCGCCTCCTCGATGGCGGCATCGAGACCCTTCTCTCGAATCAGGCGCCGCAGGTGGTCGAACACGGGCTCAGGTGCTGCGAGTGCCACCAGGGTGCTCTCGTTCATGCCCGCGTAGTCCCAGACGGGGTCAGCCTTGAGTGCCCCATCGAGGACCCAGTTGGTGTGTTGGCACTGCAGCCACCAGTCCTCCCTGTTGTCGATGTACAGGGCTCGGTGCTGATTGTTCGATGACTTCAATTCAAGGTGACCCACCACTGCCCCGTTTTGAACCAACAGCCTGTCAGGCGTTGCGTGCATCGTCGGGTGTCCTGGTGCTCTGAATGTGCCCTGGTCCCACAGCCCGACAACCTCGATGCCACGGGCCTTGAACATGCCACGCACGAGCCCTGCAATGAGTGGCTCGACATCGTGGCCTCTCGTGAGTTGGTCCCCCTCTACAGGCTCACCCCTGCCGGTCAAGGTCAGGTAGGCGCCGTGGGGACCGCCGTAGATGCCCAGCAGGATCTTCGCCACGGTAGAGCCCCCCATCGAAAGGATGGTGGACAGCACCGAGAAAGGGCCACCTTTGAGCAGGCTCAGGTCGACTGTTGGCGGTTCGTATTTTGCTGGGTCACCCATCGTCTGCGCCTTCCGCCCTCGCCTTGAATTGCTCCAGCGTCACCGTCAGAATCATCGAGTCCAGAAGCTTCCGAAGCCCCTCCGAGCCTGGATGGCCCCCAGTAACACCAAACAGCGCCACGGGCTCAACGCCGAGAACCCGCGCGGCCTCTTCGATTCCTCGCCCGCTTGACCGGGAGGTCTTGGCGAGAAGTCCTCGACTGTCGAGGGAAGAATTGGCTTTCTCTACCGCCTCTGTGGCGGTCATCCCCAGTACGGCGAGACGCACGGCAATGCGGTCAGAAACCTGGTCGCCCATGCCGTTCTGTAATCTCAGTTCGTATTGTCCTTCGTGAATCATTTCTCTTCTCCTCTGGTTGGGTGGCATCTGCCACAGACGACGGCGCCCTGCACCTTGTCCCAGTTCTGGAACCCGTCGGTTATTGTTCTCGGCTTCCCAGGCGTCCAGCCGTTGGGAATGTAGGCGACCACGTCAAGCTCGACCCACAGGGGATCTCCACAGGGGCACTCCAGCGCCACTGTGCAGGTGTCCTCATGGATCGCCGGGTGCTGTCGCTCCTCTCTCGGTGTCCAATGCTTGCCCTGTGGCCAATGTGGCCAGGGCTTGGACTCGCCCACGCTGTTGTTACTCATCTCTCGTCTCCATCTCGTGCACTTCCTCTGCTGTCATGGAGGCCCGATGTTCCCGGCCTGCCGCGAAAGCACGGGCGTACTGTTTTGATTCAGCCCACCGCGCCGGTATTGACTCTTCGCCGCTGAGGCCTGCGTTCCATCCTTCAAACTCGGCACGCGTCGGCCATACGAGCCTGCCCCGCCGACCCCATTCTGGATTCATCATCTTGTCCGTTCCCCCTTCCGAGGCATTGCCTCGCGCCATGCAGCCCCGACGTCGAAGCCTTGGATATAATGCTCGTCGCCCTTCCACCAGTCCGCGTAAGTCGTGTGTCCGATGCTCGCGTGAAGGAAGCCGTGGATGAAGTCCTTGGCCTGTATCTCGCTCAACCCCAGCAACACCACCATCAACTTGACCACCGTCTTTGCGCTCTGGTGGCCAAAGCTGAGAATGTTGTTAGTCACCTTGATGCCTTCGTCACTCATCACTCACCCCCTTCGGCTCTAACGAGCCCACCGTTGTTGTATCCGTGCATGTAATCTGTGTGGTCCAGGCGTTGGGGCAAGCGCCCTGCAAGCCCGTCAGCGTATCCGTCATCCTCACCGAGGTTTCGGCAGAAGAAGCAGACAATCGAGCCGCCAATCTTCGTCCAGACCCGGAGACCGCAAGGGCAGTCGTCCAGGTGCGACGTGCAGTTGCAGCCCCCCGATTCGTACTCAACCTCCCCGCAGGTCAGGCATAGGAGCGTGCGGCCCTCCGGGCTTGCCAGGTGGTCAACCTGTCTGTCTGTCAGTCGTTTCATTCCGTACCCCCCTCGACCAAAACGCACCAGTGCGTCCCAGCGCCGTGTTTTTCGTTGAGGTGGCGGCACAGTCCCTCGAAGGAATGCTGCCCCTCCTTCAAATTGAAAGCGACCCCGACGTCTGCCTCGGTGACGGGTTCGCCGTGGCCCGTCCTGCCGTCAACCTCCCAATGGATTACAGCCTTTCTCATCTCGCACCCCCTATCAGTTATTACTGATTATCTCACAATCCCGGCAAACATGCAACACCTGTTTAACTGTGTTGTTGTTCCTTGTCATCAGCCCCCACCAGGACCTTGACGGCCTGGAGCTTTTCCGCTTCGGCCTGTCGGAGTTGCTCGATGGCTTCGTCTCGTTCTGCCGTGGCTTTCTCCAGCTTGTCACCCATCAGAATCAGGGTGTCCCAGAGATGCCGTTCCAGTTCGTTGAATTCGCTGCCGTCGTTGTCGCTCATG